TATATTTTTTCACCACCACGATCTAAAAGGCCTTCACCCTCTGCGTTGTCAAAGCTAAACAGTAAGCGCCCATAGGCCTGACGGTCAGTCTCAGGAGCCTGCTCATCATTCACAAAGTACAAATCCTTAGCCATAGTGACTTCATTCATTGTACCCATACGGAAGTGTTCTAGAACCTCATCCACAACATCATCTGGTGTATACTTGCTTAGCTCTTCGTCAGTCATGCCCTTCCGGTTACTCTTAAGGAATGTTACAGCATCTGAAAGGAAGTTACGGTCCATCTTTAGATCCGAAATCTTCTTACCCTGCATCTTCTCTGGGGTATAATAGTCCATTGTAGCTCCGATTGGCTTTACTTAGAAGGGAAACGTGCAGCAAGTGTTACAATAAGGTTACGAGCTTCACTAGACTTCAGTTTGTTATCTGGGAAGTTCTTCTTAACCCAAGCTTCTGCAGCTTTCTCTGTCTTGAATGAGAGAGACTTCTTCCTATCCTGCACTAAGGCCTTCAAGAATATTGACTCATATGTGTTTGTTACAGCATCTTTAGGCTTAATCCAGAACTTATCCTCTACCTCTGCTATAAGAGCTTCTACTTCGATGGCAGGATCTTGTGGCATACGTGTAGTAGGCTTAGATACTGTACCAGTTTTCTTTCTAGTGTCAACAGGTTTAGTCATGATACTAGGTGCTACTTCAGGCTCTGGTAGAGGAGTTGTATCTCCTGTCTCTACACCTAACAGGTCTTGTATTGTACGCTTGCGTACTGCATTCCTCTCAGGGGAGAAGAACTCAAGAACAGCTTCATCAGTATCAAACTGAGTGTCAGTTATTATGTTTGGCCCTGTATCTATTGTCCCTTCTTTCTTACTTGGGAAAAGAGTGAGCTCACTAAACTGCTTTTTAAGTTTATCTAATGCAGCCTGTCGGTTTTGCATATCAGGCCTACTCATTATCTTTTCTTTAAGGGATGGGCCAGATAGCCTTTCTGCAATGTCGCTAACAACTGCACTTATATTCTCAGCACTTAGTGCTTCAATTTCCATAAGGCCACGTGTAGGTGTCATAGCACTCTCAACCCCATCATTAACAAGGGCCTCAAATGCTTTAAGTTTTTCATTGATACTGTCTATTTCTGATACTACTTGAGGCCACATTCTCTTGGGTATCTTTCCTGTACGCTCTGTTATAGCAGCCTGAAGTTCTTTTGAGGAAGGCATCTCCATTTCCATAAGACCCCGTGTAGGTGCCATCAGTGATTCTACAGTAGACATTACTTTACTTGGTAGTGAGGTGTCGGTTTGTTGAGTCCTTAAGGAAGGTGGTACATCACCGGGAAAGTCTGGTACAAAACCAGCAAACGCTTCATATGAGAGTTTACCATCTTTTGTATTAACGCCACTAGCTGTAAATACTTCTGTATCAAACCCGCTTTTGACTTCTGCTAAAACATCCTCAGGTACTTTTACTTTAGTTTGAGCTTCTACATAATCTTTCCAGCCCATAGTAGCAATGTCAGACGCTCTCTGTGAGTAAAAGGAACCCGCATCTTTAAGGCTGTTGGACAAATCCTCTGAGGTAGAATCAGATTCTGCTCCAAGTACACCTCTACCAAAGTCTATAACGGAGGCAAGGCCGTAGGCAAGACCTGCATTACCAATATCAATGGCTACACCAAAGTCTGTGTTGCCCCTATCCCACACCTCTTGTAGAAAGCCACCAGTAACTTCACCAGCAATAACAGACTTTGAGAGTTTTTCAGCGTCCTTCGGTAATAGGTAGGAGCTATTCTTCCAGCTGTCATCCTTTGGTATCCTATCCATGCCAACTTCTGATACTAAACCTTGATCAACTGCTGGCGTCATCAGAGGCGCAACCCATTTCTGGAATCTAGCCTCCATAGCACTACGATCAGGTACTGTTGCAGTAACAGCATCAATGGACTCTGGTGGCTCTCCAACAGCGGGTGGCTCAGATCCATTAGCTAGGATAGTATCAAGTAGAGGGTTGCGTCCAGCAGGCAAGGTAGATGAACCAGCAGCAGGTGGAATAGAGCCTGTACCTGTGCCAGTGACACCCTTATCTCCAGGCACAAGAGATGTTGCATCACCAGATATTTCACTTACATTATCTGTATCTAGTGCACTAGGATCTTTGCCTGCCAGTACAGCTTCAAGTTGTGTATCAGTAAATGTTCCACTGTCCTGCAAAAGCAGTTTAGTTATAGCACCACTCTTCTCAGCTTCAATGAACTGCTTTAGTTCAGCTGGGGTGTCAATCATACGGCGCAATCGTCCACGGGTGTCTTCACGTAGGCCTACATTGCCAAAGCCACTTGCATAACCCTTGAAGGCCAAGTTCCTGTCAATACGTGCCATTGCCTGAGAAGCATCATCAATTAGAAGACCAGCCGTTGCCTGTGCAACTTTAGTAGAGTCTACCGCAAGAAATCCTCTCGTCATAACTTCATTTAGAGGAGTAATGTTATCTAGTTCATCCAATAGTCCAAACTGTCTACCAAAAGATCTAATTGTTCTGCTAGTTACCGTTTGCAGATCCGTAGCTTTGTAGTCTTGGTCAGGTAGTGAAAGTGGTCCAGCAGATATCTCAGGGAAAACATCTCCGGGGCCTGCTTCTGGACTCCAAGCCATAATCTCTTCACCGCTAAAGCCAGCAATCTCCATACCTTTAACCATATCTGTGGCTGTTGCCCTAGGGTTAAATGCGAACATCTCGCCCAAAGCTTTACCGAATGCACTCCTGCGAGATACTTCTGACTTAGGATTGTCGCTCTTGTCTAGGTTAGCCTGTGTATTAAAAGCAATTTGGCGTAAGCCCTGCTCCATAGTCATGCCTTTTGGTAGCATAGTGTCTGCAGGCAGATTAAGTGAACCCAAGATGAGGCTCTTATCAAAGCCTAGTTCAGTGCCATTTGCTTGTGCCTGAGCCTTTAGCTCAAACATGTCGTTGTAGATCTTATTGATGTCGTACTTACTTGCAATACCTACTATCTCTGTATCAGAGAAACCAAACTCAGCCTTTAACTGCTTAGCTCTAGTCACAGTGTTGTTGTAAGCAGCGGTTGTAGCCGCATACTTGGGTGCCTTAGCTTTAGCAGAGGAGATCATTAGATCTTCATACTTCTCTTGCTTTGCTGTACGGTCATCAATCTTACCAGCTAGGGTAGTACCAAAGCCACCTATAAGTCCTGCACTAAATGCACCAGTGATTGCCATGATTAAACTTCCTTCGCCATGATGCCCATAGGCATATCTTCTTGTGTTTCTTCTACTGCTTCAATCTCAGGGATTTTCATCTCTTCATCTTCCCCCATCAACTCCACAACATCTTGTTGCATCTGTACGCCGGGATCTTCTTCATCACCCTTAGCTATAGCAATCTCTAACTTAGCAGCAAACTTCTGCTTCATACGTTGCTCTTTAGCGCCTTCCATGCTGCCATAGTCAGCCATAGTCATTTTGTATTCAACGCCTACAACATCAGCAATGGTTTGAATCTGTGTTGCTATAATAGGCTTCAACAGGATCTTAGTATCCACAGAGTGCAGACCATCCATAACACCACGAGAAAGCATTGTAGCTGTAACAATACTGATGGGCACGCCAAGGTCCAGCATGTCAATCAGATCATCCTGAGCTTCTGGATCACCAAGCCTTTTCATGTACATCTCTAGAGCATCCATAGGATCAGCATACTGAGGTGGCTGCTCCCAAGGAACGTTCTTTGGTTCCGTAGTTAGTGACTGACCTGGAATCGGCCCCTCGAATTGTGTTGGTTTAGTAGCCATTGTAATACCTTACTTTGTAAATCCAGCGCCAAAGTATAATCCTACTATGGCTGAAACTATATGTGTGTCTAAGGGTGTGATTACGAAGCCTCGTGCGGCCTGCCATTGTACTGTACCGTCACCACCAAAGAGCCAGTTGAATAAGCCACCCTTTACTTCAGTGTAGCCTACGATAACGCTGACCTCAGGATACCATACAGCCACCAACTTTGGCAAGACTATAATGGCGAAGACTGAAGATAGTGCAATGATCCTACGAGTCCAAGCAAAGTGTGAGTCAGTCTTGCCATGCTCTCTGGCTTCCTGTTGACCCGCTATGAGTAGCTTCTGCTGCTCTGCTTTATTCTTATTGTTCTGTCCCCAGATAGACATAACTCCACCTAGGATGGTAGAGAAAAGCATGGTGATAAGTTCTAGAGGTATCCCAAACATTATGGCCTCGCTTTAGGCCTTGGAACAGTAGCTGTACCTAGCATCCGCTTAACCCAAGCCTTACCATCATAAACCACGTTATCATCCGCATTACCAAACAAGTGATTGCCTATTTGTTTGGTGCCTTTCTTTTTCGCCTTCATACCATCAAGCCACCATGTGTCAGGGCTTACCTTTTCATTTACATAGTGAGTTGAGCCGTTTGTAGGGTCTGTGTAATCCCCTGAAATAATAGCATCTGCAGCTTTATAAGAGTCCCCACTAACCTTTATTTTAGTCATATCTTTGCCTTGCTCACCACCTGCGCCGCCTGTATAAGTATTCCAAGGTGAGAAGTGTGCTACTTTAAGTATTACACCCCTTATATCCCCACCAAATTTGCCTGAGGCAACTCTATTAGCTATTGTAGCAGCCACGGCTAACTTGCCAATGTACTTTTCCGCTGCAGCCTCTGCTTCAATAGTACGAGCCAGCATCTCTCTATCTGACATCTGCTCTACAGCCATCTTATATTCAGCAGGTGGGACAAAGTCTGTACCTTCTGGGCGGGACATTAAGCCACTGTCAGAAGGTGTAACAGCTTCAGTTACAGCAGAGTCAATAGCATCTGCATCCACTGCAGGGCCTGTACCAAAAACCTTATCTGAAACTTTAGTTACAAAGCTCTCTGCAGGAGAAGAGGAACGCCCCTTAGGTCTGTCTTTACTTGTAGGTAAGCTAAGAGCATTCACATCATAGCCGCTTATATCTATTGGATTCTGTTCTGCAATAGCTGCATCTGCTTTCTGACGTAGGCGATTTACGACATTAAGAACCATGCCATCACCTGTAGAGCTAAGATGACCCTCTGTTGGCTTGTTAAACACACCCTTTGACACCTTTGCAGGGGCCATAGCTACCTCTTGTGCTTCGGCTGCACGTTGTTTAAGACGCGACATCATTGTTAAGATGTTGTCTTGCTGTGAGTGTGATAAAAGTGCTGACATTATTATTATACCTATTGTTACCCAAATGTATTTACTAGTGTTGTCCAATTAGCTTAGAATCCATTCCAATGCTTTATCTGCAACAATAGCTAGAAGAGCACCTGCACCTTGACCTGCAGCCGTATCAACCTGAGCTTGTATTCCAGCTAAGCTAGTCTCTGCTTGAATGGCAGCAATAGACAGTCTTGCATCTCTATCAGCTGTGCCCGTGGCAGAACTAAATGCGTAGCTTATTAAGTCACGCTCTTCTTGAATAACGTTGTTGTAGGCTGTCATGGTATATTCATTTTCAACCATAGCTGCGTCACGATTTGATTGGTTCTGTGCTGCAGTCTCAGCCGTTGTAGTGGCCTGTGACCATGCAGCATTAGCTTGTGCTACAATCAACCCGTTATTAGAGTTGAACTGTTCCCGCGCTGCTTTCTGTGCTGCGTTAAACTGTAGAACTGCGTTAGTCTCACCAGCGTTAAACTTATTCATAGCGTTAGCCTGTTCGTTGTTGAACATAGAAACCGTTGAAGATAAGTTAGAAAAGAACTGGTTTGTTTGGTTTTCGCTAGATGCATTAAACTGCTTAGCTGCATTCTCTGCAGCCTGATCAGATAGCAATGCATTAGCCATAGCTTGTGTCTTAAAGATTGAGGTTTGCTGCTCATTAGCCAGATTTGAAAGGTCCATGTCTAGGAAAGCCTTAGCATTCTGCACTTGCGACTGTTGACGGTTGTTTAGGTTTGTGAGGTCCATCTGTGTCATAGCTGCAGCATCTGATAATACTTTAGCATTAGATGCAGTAAGGTTAGCCAAGTCTACAGACTGAGCCATACGTGCATTCTCTAAAGCAACCTGTTGTTCAGCAGTGAAGTTAGTGTTAGCAATCTCTGAGATCTTCGCTGAGTTAGCCACCCGTGTCTGGAAGTTCTGGTTAAACTCTAGTCCAAGGAACTCAGCACGTTTCTCTGCAGCAAACATTGCAGTTGCTTGGCGGTTGCTAAGGTTAGTCAACTCAAATGTTGCTGATGTCTGTGCATCCTGTACAGCGATAGGCATTGCTGATTCCATAGCCGCCTGAACAGCAGCCTGTCCCGCCATAGAAGAGGCAGACAAACCACGTGAAGCCATCATAGATGCAGCTGCTCTCATAGCACCAGCAGCCCATGCAGGAGGTTCATTTCCTTCAAAGTCTTCCATAAGGCCTGTAAGCTGACCCTGTACAGTAGCATCACTAGATGGTGCGCCTGTAGCAGCTTCAAAGTTAGTCTCTTTCTTGACACGACCCATGTCAACAGTAGACCCTTCAATCATCTCACCCTCTTGGACAGTACGAGGGGCAACAGCCTCTACTCGCTGTGCTTCAGATAGTTGGGCAGCACTGAGGCCTAGTTGTGCTAGTTCTTCTGGTGACATTGACTGTGCGTCTACAAGTGCCTCTTCGCTAGGCTTACCTGTAGCAGCCTCTAAGCGGTCAAGGACATCCTGTGTTGTGGACTCTACTGAGAGAGGCTCATACTTAACGGTATCTACTGTTTCTGGGGCTTCTACAGCACCTTCAGTTGTAGCTGTTTCTGCAGTCACTACAGGTGCTTCTTCCGTAATCTGTCCTGTACCTTCAGTTATCTTGCCTGCTGTTTTATCATCCTCTGATATAGTAGCAACTTCTGCTGTATTTGTAAGGGTACTAGGATCTTCTGCTGCACTGGCAGTAAACTCAGCAGAGGTAGGTACTTCTGTAGTCTTGAAATCTTTATAGGCCCCAGACGCAGTTTCTTTTGCCTTATTAGCTACAGCCTCTGCTGTTTCTATATCGGTTACAAGGTCTGCATTAGTAGGATCTGCTGCCTGTGCATCCTTAGCATCCTGTGCTACTTTATTAGCGTCTACTATACCTTGTTGTGCAGCATCCAGTGTTTCCTTTGGGTCTACTTCACCACCTTCAGCATAGCCTGGTTTCTTAACCATACCGCCATAAGACATACCAATGCGCTCCTGTGCAGCTTTAGTCATCCTAGAAAGGCGCTCTGACGCAGAAGCCCCCGGCTTGGATGCCAAGAAAAGAGCCTGCTCATCAGCCTGCATACCCTGCATTTCAGGTATAATCTTACCTATTTGTTCTGGGGTAAAGCCACCAAATCGTTTAGCCATTATATTAGTCCTTATTAGTTACCTAGTTTCATCCAGATTGCCATCCCGATGAAGGTAAACACAGCAATGGTTGTTATCTTTATAAATGTATTCCATATACTTTGACGTGTATGACGCCACGTATCAAGTAAGCTACGTATCTCACGTATATCTACAGAAGCTGACTCATCATGCAAGCCTAGTTCACGCAGCACTAACTTAGCTCCACGCTTAGCTGCACGGTCTAGCATAGCTTCTAGCTCATCAGGTGTCAAATTTACCTGTGGCATTACATAGTGCCACTTGGTGTAACTGTGCCTACTACAGTCAAGTTGCCTGAGGCATCTAGCTTCATCTTATTTGTGCCACCTGTAGCAAAGAATAGAGTGCCAGCGCTCTCTGTTACTGTCCAGTTGCCTAGATCTACAGTAGTAGCGTTTACTGTGCCAACAACAGTCAGATCTGTACCAGAGAAGGTGGAGTTTAGAGTCGTACTGCCATTACCTGTCCAAACCTTAACAGAACCAGCAGCACCTGACATTAAATCTAGGTATTTGAACTTACCTAGCTCTACTTTATCAGCATGCCCATCAGCGGAATAGTTAGAGAAAAAAGTCCCGTTCCTTGCTGTTGCTAGTATAAGTTTACCGTCTTGATTATTTGCGCTATTAGTTGCTATATGCCCTTCTATAGAAACATATGTTTCCATACTACCTGCGCTATCAGCGCCATCAAACTCTATAAAGCCTATCTTTTCATTACTTGCAGTAAACTCATCTCGTCTTGTTAACTTTAACTGTACTACAGATTGATCAGCACCAGAGGTTGATCCGCTAATCGTATTGTAATAACCACCCTGAAAGTCAAACTTAGCAACCTTTTCATATATGTCTGCGATAAATAACATCTTGCCACTACTAGATCTTAGACTTAACTTACTAGCGTTTATTAATG